AACCCCCTTTATGGGGGTTTTCTCATATAAAATAGTGTGTAGAATTCAACACAATACATGTCAGGAGATTTTTTCTCACATAATGATCAACAACCACCTTTGCCTTGTAAAGCATCACAAGCAATGGATGATATTAAAGATTCTAGGTGGATCGATACCAATTATATACTAGAGATTGAAACTATGTTTGTTAACTCACGGTACAGGACTGGAAGTCCTATGCAAGACTGATATATTATTCAACTTTATATTCCCATATAAGCGCAAAAAAAACTCGGCACATTTTTTCGTGTGTAGGGTTTTTTTTAATATGAAGAAGTTGCTGCCTCACCACCATCAAATGTTCTTGTTGTAGAAGATGATAAAGTTGTAGTAGTAGTGGTGGTAGATGTATTAGTGGTAGTAGAACTTGTTGTCTGAGTTGTTGATGCAGTTGTATCTTCAGCGTCTTCAATTCTTACTGTTTTACTTCCAGGTCCATTATCGTAAGATACTATTGCTCCTAGTTGATTTAAGGAAATAGTTTCTGAACCAGATACATAACCTCTGGTGTCTAAGAACCTTTGAGCAACATTTAGTAAAGTCTTCTTATTGTTGAAATCATCCAATTCGCTGTGATATTCATATGCAAGTAATTCGTCAATTTCACTCAACATCTTGTTTACTAGTTCGGCAGTCGGAATCTTTATAAATCGTTTTTTGTCATTTAGGAAACTTTCATGTTCGTAGTTACTTACAGGGTATATTGACTGTTCCTTTGATTTTACGGTTCCATCAGGTAAAGTTGCTATAAAATCTTCATTTACTTCTATACCTTTTTCAAAAATTACTATATCTTCTTTTCCAGGAACTTCCCATATTACTTTTTGTGTTTCATAATGATGAACTTCATCATATGAACCATATTTCTCTAAAACGTATTTTGCAAGATCTTCTTCTTTTTTAGGCCATTGGTTGTAAATATCAGTTATATTGTTTAAAATTAGAATTAACCAATCTAAACCTTCGTCACCTGTTACTCTTTTAGCAACTTCAAATGGTTTAAGACCATCTGGTAGAGTTTGTACCTCAAACATGGTAATGTATTTGTTCAGATCATCTCTAATAGAGATTCTTCGGAATAAGTTTTTTACTAATTGGTAATTAAAGGATTCGTCATCATCTATTCCCTTTCCAATGTAACAATCTGGTAAATGTGAAAAATATGCCATTAGTAACCTTTTGTGATATCGTCGCCAGTTAGAAGTTTTACTTCGGTGAATTGCAGTGTTAGAACAACTGCTGGTACTGACATGTTTCTTATAGATGGATCTGCACTCATTGCATCAGGTTCAGCTCCAATTCGTTTTAATGCATTATACTGATTATCAGGAGTGTAGTTAACTCCAATAGCGGTACAGACAGAAGGCATTACTTTGAAATGTAAATTTGGTGTTATTTGTGGTACATCTGAGTTTGCTTCATCTGCTGCTAAACGTACAAATTCTATTTCAAATTTATTTGGAATTTTGAAGAATCTTTGAGATGTAGCATTTTGTCCAACTTGAGTGTTCCATAGGTCAGCATCCTTCCCAAAGTTCCCAGTAACATCCTTAAGTAGATCACTCCATTTATCATCATCATCTCCTTTTTTATCATTATACCTGCCTTCAGCACCTGATGATGGATTGTTTAAAAGATCACCACTTTGGAAGGTTGGGTGAGTACCTCTTTTGAAGTAATGTATTATTTCTTCTATTGTTTGACCTTCTTTTTGATTTCTCGCAAACATTTTAAAGTTAAAATTGTGCGATCTAAATGACATATTACTGAATATTTGTTCACTGTATGGGTTAAATATTCTTCCTTTAGTTAATGCTTGTAATTCGTTAGCACCTATGTTTCCTGCTAAACCTAATGCACCACTAAGACCAGTTGCTGCACCTGCAACTGCACTGTTTAGAAATTCTGGAGAAGCACCTTGAGCTGCTGCTTGAAGAGCATTAGTAAGTGTATCCATATCACCAAATGCTTCAGTTCCACCTGCTGCACCTAGCATTGCACCACCAACACCAAGATCTACTTTTCTATATGATGCATTATACGAAGTTTGTAAATTTGGTGGCATATTAATATAAACTGCATCAGGACCACCTACATATATCTTTTGAGCATTAGTCTGACCTAATGTTTCTGAAGAAAATGATACACCCTCATCAAATTTCATAAAGTATTGACGGAAACGTACATAGTCAATAGCCTCTGTTCCACCCCAAGAATCTGGGTTATCATTACTTCCTGGAACAGGAGCTTGTAGTGGATATCTGTATACTGTCAATTTCTTGCCTAAATATAACGTGACCTCTTTATATTTATGCGTTATAAACAAGGAAAGTACTTTCCTAATAATCCTAGAAAGTATAAAGGTAACTATCGCAATGTAGTATACCGTTCAGGTTGGGAACTTAAGTTCATGAAATTCTGTGATACGAATTCCAATATTACTGAATGGGGAAGTGAAGAAGTTAAAATTCCTTATATTTCGCCTCTTGATAATAAACGACATACTTATTACCCAGATTTTTATTTAAAAACTAATGGTAAAAAGTATATAGTTGAAGTTAAACCTTTTAAACAGACAAAGGAACCAAAGAAACAAAGGAAAATGACTAAAGGGTATATTACTGAAGTTATGACTTGGGGAGTCAACCAAGCAAAGTGGAAATACGCTACAGAGTATTGTAAAGATCACAATATGGAATTTATGTTAATCACTGAGAAGGAGCTTAAACCATAATGACATGGCCTAGAACAGCAACTGATACATCTACTGGTGCTATTAGAAAGCATCAAATGGATGGATATAATCCTGTCCCTCAAGAAGAAGCTGCACAATATCCTTCTTTACAGGAGTTTATGTCCTTTTCTTTAAAGGATAAAGATTATTCACCAAGTTTTACTAACCTATTTTCCTTTCATATTGCAACACCACCTATTTTAAAGAATAGGATTGGGATTACTATTGGTCATGATAATACTTTGGGACAAAGAGGGTCTAATTTAGTATCCGATTTAGGAAGACTTAAAAAGTCTCTTAATTATTATTGTCAAACAGTTACTGTACCTAGTAAACAAACTACAACTGGTGGAATTGTTAATGTCGGATCTGCATACAAATATGCCACAGGCACTGCATATAGTCAGATAAGTGCAACGTTTATTATACCCAGAAATCAACATTCAAGAAATTTCTTTGAGAGATGGATGGATTTAACTTCAAGAGATTCAAATCAATATAGTGAATATTATGATTTTTATGTTTCTCCTAGAATGTCGATTTATAAATGGGAAAGGAGACCAGGAGCAGCAATTTCAGGAGATAATTTAGCAGAACTTGCTGATGGCACTGATTTAAGCCAAATAAGCGATTTGAATGCAAAGTATGATATAACAGGTAAATGGGAATTGTGGAATGCGTTTCCATATAATCTTGGATCTATTCAACTTAATAATGATAGAGCTAGGTTAATGACACTAACAATTGGATTTTATTACGAGAGATATAGATTCTTTCCTAAAGATGCTTGGTATGTTGATGAAGTTGGTCCTATGAAAGATATTGCAATTCCTAGAGACGATCAAATTGATGCTACTAGAGATGCTAAAAGACTACAACATTTAGTTAAAGCTACTACATCTCAAATAGTTATAGGGTAAGCATATAAATAATTTTACTGAATTGAACTTTATATGGCATTACCTAAGTTAAATGTACCTAAGTACAAATTGAAACTACCGTCAGATGGTAGGACGGTGAATTATAGACCATTTCTTGTTAAAGAGGAGAAATTACTTCTTTTGGCAACCGAGACAGGTAATCAGGCTGATATAGTAACTGCGATTAAAACTATTATCACAGAATGTACAGATATACATGATGTTGAAGAATTACCTACTTTTGATATCGAGTTTGTATTCCTACAAATTCGTACCAAGTCAGTTGGTGAAGCTGTTGACGTATCTGTTATGTGTCCTGATGATAATGAAACTGAAGTGGAGGTTAAGATTCCTTTATCCGACATTAAAGTCATTAAAACAAAGGGACATAAGACTGATATTAAATTAAGTCCAGAGATCATTTTAACTATGGGTTATCCTAGTTTGGATAGTTTTGTTGAAATGAATTTTACTGGAGGTGATACACCTGGTGTTGATCAGATTTTTTCAATGGCTGCAGGATGTGTTAAGCAAATTTCAGATGCCGAAGAGGTATATGAAGCTTCTGATACTCCTAGAGAAGAATTGATTGAATTCTTTGATCAATTGAGTAGTAAACAATTTATGATGATTCAAGACTTTTTTGAAACTATGCCTAAGTTATCTCATACTGTTAAGGTAACTAATCCTAAGACTAAAGTTGAGAGTGATGTTGTACTTGAAGGATTGGCAGCTTTTTTCGGATAGCTCTTCTCCACCAAAGTTTGCAGAGTTATTATGAAGTCAATTTTTCGTTAATGCACCACCATAAGTGGCCAATTGAATTTATTGATAATTTAATACCGTTTGAAAAGGAGATTTATATGAATCTCTTGGTGGCATTTTTAAAAGAAGAAGAGCGAAGATTAAAAGCTCAACAAGCAGCTGAATCACGTGGAGGTTAATGGCTAAAATCTCGACTTACAAGTTTATTAATCCTGGAAGTTCGGGGAAAACCAGTCCAGCAATTCGTGCTGTCAGAAAAGGTATATTAGCTAAGAATAGAATAGGATCTACAATATCAGGTCTTAGTCTAGTTGTTGCTGATATGCGAGATATTGCATGGGCTAATGTTAAGCTTGATGTAATAGAATCAAAGTTATTAAGAAGGAAGGCACAAAGGCAAGCAGACCAAGATGCTGAAGATAAGACAGAAAATAATAAGATAGTTGGTAGGAAGTTAACAACTAAGAGGAAACCGACTACCAAAGAGAAGAAGAAATTTGGTGATATATTTGGATGGATGGGGAACGTTTGGGGTCCTATTGCCAAATTTATAGTAAGTCTTCTTAAATTTTATGTTGTAAAGGATCTCCTTGACTGGGTAGGCGATCCTGTTAATAGGGAAAAATTAAAAGAGTTTGTAAGAAAGACTGTATTTGTTATTAAGAAGTTATACAACTTCGGTAAGTGGTTGATAATGGATAATATCCTTACACCAATGACTGAGTTGCTTGGTGGTGAGGATGAAGATGGAAATAAGGTAGGATTTTTAGGACAAGTAAAGAATCTTGGTAAGGTTCTTTTTGGTTTTATTAGTTTACGGTGGCTTCTTAATCCCTTTGCTTTAATTGGGGATATTTTAGGTCTATTAGACTTTATAATGAACTGGGAGGTTCCTCAATTTAAGGGCAAAGGAAGATTACGAAAACCACCTAAAAAACCTAAGAAACCTCGAAAATTACCTTGGTGGCAGAAGAATACTAAATCTTTAGATAGGATGAATAAGTCCTATAAGAGATTTATTCAAGGTACTTCAAATTTTGGTGATAGATTAAGATTAATCCGTAGAGGTCAGGTAGGACTTCAGGGTTTATTTAATAAAGGTGGGTTTAAAGATGGTAAGTTAAAAGGTCAAAAGTGGAAACTAAAGAATCCTTTTAAGGATCTTAGACTTGGTGAGAAATTTTCTAATGTCACAGGTGTTGTTAGGAAAAATGCTACTAAGGTTGGTAATAATGTACAAAATTGGTTTAAAGGATTAGAACTTGGTAAAAAGGGTGGTGATGTATTAGAAGGTTTAAAGTCATTACCTGGAAAAATTGGTGGTAAGATTAAAGAGATTGACGCAGGAAGGACAAAGAAAGCACTAGACGCAACAAAAGACTTTCTTGCTAATATTGGTCCTGCTGCTAAAAAGAATTTTAAAAAGTATAAAAATTTAGCAGGTAATGTAGCAGGTGGTGTAGGAAGATTTACATCAAAATGGGCAAAGAGAGCTTGGAATCTTCCTGGTAATATTGAGAAAGGAATACAGAATAAGATATTAAAACCAATATGGGAATTTGTTCAACCATATGTTGATACATTTTTGAAGAAAGGACAAGAGATTTTAGGTGCTATTAATAAGATTCCAATTATTAATAAGATAACAAAAGCACTTCAAAAGAGAGGTATAACTTGGGGTGCTATTGGTAAGAAGGGAGCACAGTGGGGTAAAAGAGCTGGAGCAGCAATACCACTTATAGGTGGATTAGTTAACTATTATTTTGCTGGACAATCATTCAAATATGGTGATAATATTGCTGGTGTCTTAGAAACGATTGCTGGTACTTTAGATATGGCTGGTGGTATCAGCACCTTAACTGGTGTTGGTGCAACATGGGGTGTTCCTATGATGGTTGCTGGAACTACTATTGATGCTTATCTACTTGCTCGTATTATACCTGGAGTTGGTGAAGCAATAATGCAATGGGAACAGGATGGTGGTTTACTTAAACTTATTCCTGGTTTAGTTGAAGCAACTAATATGATTGCTAATAAATTTGGTGGTCAAGAGGCTCAAGATAAGTTGAAAGAAGCTTCTAATATAATGGCTGGTAAAGGTGGTAGTACATATGAGGATGAAGATACTAAGCAGAAGAAG